GTAATGCCCGTACCGGCAGTAACCGGGACGGTCGAAGACGAACCGGAGTTGTTGTTGTTGCAGATCGTCAAGTTGAACGACGAACCGACCTTGGCCGACGGGATAGCAGCATCAAGCTGTGCGCCCGTAGCGGTCGTGACGGTCAGCGTCGCGTCGCTTGCTTTTGCGCAAACAACCAGACCAACAGCCATTTGGGCTGCGGTCAGTGTAGTGTCGGCAGTCAGCGAAGTGGGAATTGACTGCACGCCAAGAACGGCTTCTGTGAGGTTGCCGTCGCCAAGCTGGTAACCACCAGCACCATTAGGAAGAGCCATGATAATAACCTTTCAAAAACTTGGCCCCCGGAGAACCGGGAGCCGTGATTGGATTAGCCCCAGAGACGGCAAGCCATCTGCGGACGGATGGTGCTGTAACCGTACAGAACGTCGATACGGCAGGGCATACGGTCGTTGTTGATGTCGTACTGACGAACAACGCGCAGGCTGATGCCGTTGTGGACCTGACGCGACGCCATGTCGACGCCCTGCGGAAGCAGAAGGTCGGCGGTGGCGAAAGTGATCGCGTCCTTGTGGTACACGAGGTTCTGCGGGTACTGGCTGCCCGAAGCGCCGACGAACACAACTGCCTTGCTGTTGCCGGGCAGAGCGTTGACAGTAGCGAGAGCGTGGTTGGCCGAATAGATTGGAGCGACGGTGATGTCGCCTTCGCCGGAACTTCCAAGCGTAACGTCAGCAAGCGCGACGAACTGGAACAGCGAACCAGTGCTTTCACGGGTCTGCGGGTTGACAGCATACACGTCAGCGACGGTGAACACGTCGCCAGCCTTGATGGTGTCGTTGTTACCAGCGCCGGTGACGGAGATGGTGGTAGCACCTTCGGTGGTGACAGCCGCCGAAGTAGAACCGCCGGTGGCGTCGCGGGTACCGCAGGTGAACTGCTTGATCGACTGCGACATGTTGATTTCTTCAAAACCAAGCACGCCAGTGCCCATCAGGCCGTTCTTGAACTGCTTGCTGATGGTGTCAGTCGGATTGAACAGACCCTTCATGCCTTCGACCAGACCAGCGTTAGCGGCCGGGTTGACGGTAGCATAGCGCGGCGACATCACGGCAGCGTTCTCGTTCAGCTTCTGCTGGGCTGCAAGCAGCACGGCCGAAGTTGCAGGAGTAGTGCCGGGGGTGCCAACCGAGTTACCGATAGTCTTGAACGCATTTGCAACGTCAGCGTCGATGCTCGATGCAAGCTGCGAGATACGCGGCTTGAGAACGCGCTCGGCGAAGTCGTCCAACTGCATGGTCAATTCAGCAGTGGTGAAGTTGACGCCAATGTGCTTCTGGCTGGCAACGGTCAGCGTGGTGAACTGCTCGTTGTCATCCTGCACCTGAAGCGCAGCACCGTCGGTGACGAGCGCACGGTCAGGCAGACGGATACGCAGGGTCGAGCCGATCTTGGCACCTTCGACGGCAAAGCTGTCGTCGTACTGGCGGTTTACGTTGCGGGTGAGCACGAGGTTGTTCTCAAGAATTTCGAGAGCCTTCCGCGTGATCATGTCGATAGTAAGAATTGAGTTAGACATGGTAATGTTCCCAAATTAGCGGTTACGCATTGCCTCGTACCGTTTAATTTGCCGCTGCCTTTCTGCTTCAATCCATTCCGACGTACTCATGCTCTTCACAGAGCGAGGGTCGGTAGTATCGTACACAGCCCCGCCAGATGCGCGGGGGGTGACAGGAGCAATCGGTGCCGGGGCGGTTGAAGATTTTCTAACCGGCGGTGCCGAAGACAGTGATGCTTCGATCTTTCCGATTTCTTTTGCCTGCAAGATCGGGTTCAAGCGGGAAATGCGTGTGGCTTCTTTGGGGTTGGAACCTAGCCAATAAAGGACGTCGGGGCCAACATCAGATGCCTGTATGCTTTGAGCCATTATTTCCGTGACGGGAAGGTTGGGGTTGTAAGCAACCTGATCGAAATCGTCGTACTTGTCCCGCGCTGTCTCTTCACGTTCGTAATACTGCTCTTGGAGCGCCTGCGCTTGCTGCGCGGTTTCCCGTTTAGCTAACAACTCTTCGGCTTTGCGTTCGGCCAGAGCCTCGGCGTAATCCTCGTAGGTGTTAAACTGTTCGGGTGAAAGATCGTAAGACGGCTGTGCCGCCTGCCTAGCTTCCATCTCCGCAGCCCGCTGGGCTTGCTCTCGTTCCCACTTGCGCTGTTCTCTCGCAAGTCGCTTGCCTACAATTGCGTCCAGTTCTTCCTGTGTGAAGGTTTTGGTCGCTTCCTGCTCGGCAGGCGTTTCCGGCGTTTCGGTTTCAACGGGTTCTGGAGCCGCCGTAGTGTCCAGTTCCGGCGCGGGTACTTCCGCTTCGATGGGGACGTTTTCGTCCATGTGTGTTGACCCTTTCAAGTCACCTGATGTGCCGCATCAGTACGGTTAACGGCCAGTCTACAGGAAATGCTGCGAACTGGCAATATCGGTTACATCGACTCTTAAGCATTTACGCTGCGTGCTATCTCATACCATTTTCCGCTAATTTGTCTCAAAGTTAACGTATCGTGGATTGAAGACGTAAAGTTTACCCCCCCAGCAAGGTAGGCATTGCTGCGATTTATTGTGGTATTGCTATCTGTAAAGTGTAGCGTAAGAACCTGACCTTCATACCCATCATCAAAATTAGTGATGGTAGTTGCGCCGCTGTTTGTAATAGTCATAAAGGTTGCGTTTTTAACAGATGGCGTGGTGTCGCCGTCAACATATAACGCACCAAAATTTGACATCTGCAAACGACCTGCCTGCACGTTAACCAGATTGTTATTGGAGACAGTAATAATAGACTCAGCGCCAGTTCCGCCGGAAAGCGCGTCTTTCTGCACAGCCCAAACCGATACGTTTGTTGCTATAGCGCCATTTTCATAGACAAACGTATTTCCTACGATGCTACCTAAATTATTAGTCGCACGCGAATATACGCACCGAGGCGTATCTGTGTTGCTATTCGGATCGCTAATAACGTTAGCGGATAGGCTAAAGCTTTCATTATCAAAATCAAGGTTGATGCCGATAAGATTAGGCCGACGTATAGTGTTACCTGTAATTGATAGGTTACGTGTTCCGTAACACAAAATGGCACCTGTGTTTGAGTTGTTAGATATACCATGACCTTGGATCACGTTGCCGGTAACCGAAATATTTTCAGCGTAATCAACAGTGACGCCAGCTTCAAATGCGCCGTTGACGATGATTGCAGAGGCTAGGCCAAGTCCGTTATCGTCAATATAATTATTGGAGACAGTAACATTTTTGGGCGCAATGGTTCGCGCACCATTAACATCACGGTCTGTAATTTTTATGCCAAATTTGCAATTGTAAACGATATTATCAGAGATCAACAGATTGGAGCCGCCATGAGTGTCTATGCCAGTCCAAACAGGAACGTCTTCAATGATGTTGCCGACGATAATGTTAGAAACTGGGACCGGATCAGCGGTCACGGTGCCTTCGCTGCTGGTGACTGATATGCCATAAGCGTTGCCGCTCGATCCCGGCGAAATTCCGCTTACATAATTGTCTGTAAAAACAAAACGATTACAGCTTAATAGGGCAGCGCCTATATACCCGATTTCAGTAATTTCACATCCTTCAATCCGGCCATATACGTTGTATTTACATTCAATGCCGTAACTACCAAACTCCGTGATTGTTACGTCAACGATAGTGGGGCCGGTCACATAGGTTGGAGCAGCCGGGCTATTGTCGGTTCCGTAGCACTTAATAGCAATCCCGTTGGCATCGTAACTAGCATTGCCTGCGCCAATAAGTTTAAATCCGACAAGCGTGACATTGCTGCCAAGCGTTAATGCCGTCAAATGCCCTGCACTTGAAAAGTCCAGCGTCGCTCCATATCCGGTCACAACCGTATTTGATGGGATCGTAAGCCCAGAATTAACCTTAAACGTCAAAGGTGGTAAATACAAAGTTTTACCAGAGGCAGCCGTGATAGCCGCCTGCAACGCATCTCTGTCGTTTGTCAAGCCATCGCCAACCGCGCCGTAATCTAACGGATTGACGGGAGATCCCGTTATCATGGAATACGATGCTTTAGTCAAACTCATGGTGTCTACACCTTATAAATTAGCCGTTAGTTGTAGAGCGGCAGACTTCATACCAAAAACTGCCGTCAAACATTAAAAGCAATGTGGCCCTGTTAGCAGACGTAAAATCAACAGCACCTGCTAGATACGCATTGGCACGAGTAATCGTCGTGTTACCATCTCTAAAAAGCAGCAACAACATTTGTCCTCGAACAGCACCGGTAAAGTTAGTGATGGTTGTGGGGCTTGCGTTAGCAATGTCCAGATGTGACACGCCTGTAACTGATGGTGTAGTTTCACCAGCAGAATAAGCGCCTAGACGGTGGGTTAAACCCCCAGATAAAACCGAAGAGGCAGCTACCGAAGTAGTGGTAATGGCCAGTTTAAGGCTCCCCGCTGAGTCCGCGATGCCCTTGCCAGCAGTGCCGACGACAAAATTGCCGTTCAGCAGCGTGCCATCACCGGTGCTGTTGAACCGCATACGGGCGGTTAGCGTTCCGCCAGAGGTAGTTGTCAGAATATCGGTATAACCAGCAACATTATTGTTCGTGCTGTTTTCCTTGCGCGCCGAAATGCCGCCAAAGGGGAAATATGACGATGCGTTATATTTTCCGCCAAGGCCAATCTGCGTACCGACCCCAGCCGCCAATGCGTCTGTAGCGCGTAGGAAAATGTTGCCTTCAGAGTTAACGGCGGGCGAAGTACCGCTGATCGTTCCCAGCATATCGTTGACAGCGACTTTAACAGTCGAACCGCTTTGGACGATAGGAAGAACTTCAGTTCCCGCCAGCGGGGTAGTGGCTGAAGTTAGCGCGGAAATCTTTTTGTCGGCCATGTGATCGCCCTCTTACCAATAAACAACAAAATTAATGGATGGCATATCTGTTGCAATGCCGCCGCTATATGTGAAAATATCAAAATCGTTCTGCGTCTTGTTTTGGATGCTCAAGACCTGATTTGATCCTGTTGCAGTAGCCGCAGACCCAACGACCACATAACTAACGACAGGGGCCGTATTGCCAAACGAAATGGTATAGTCTCCGGCGCTATTACGCACACTAGTCGCATTAAAGCTGCGCGCCATTGTGCCAGTATTACCGTCAAAAAGCCCCCACGCCCGCGCAGCAAAGCTATCGGATGGGTAAAAGGTATCTGTCCATTCGGCAAACGTCACAGAACCAATATCGCTCAAAAAGCCGGAAATAAACGCATTATCCGTTTTATTGTAGGCTTTCATGCGGCAGTTTGTTTTGTTCGCGGTGCGCGCCGTTCCGGGTGCGCCGCTTGTCACTACGTCAGTGAAAACATCAAAATGGCAGTTGGTAAGATAGGATGCGCCAGAAACAGGCAGTTCAATAATCTCCGGGATTGTTCCGTTATGCTTGACGTTCAAGAACCTGCTGTTCAATGAGCTATTTGCAGCCAGCGGATACGCATTGCTTTCAGCATAGCTAGAGAAGTCGAACAATGCGACAGTTAGATCGCCGTCCATTGTGACGTTATTCATGCTGATATTGTTGGCATCGCCGCGCCACAGAGAGCCGACAGCCCCATAGGTGGCATCGTTAAAAACATATAT